TCTCATCTTCGCGGCTCTCGGCCAACGCGGAGACAGCCATGTCCAACCGCGCACGGGCGGTTGTCAATATATCTGAAGCACTCTTTTTAGGCTTACCGCCAGCAGCTACGTTAGCCGCCGCAACAATACCAGTAGGATCATTCATTCCAAAACCCCTAAAATGTGAGGCTCACGCATGATGACATAATCTTTGCCATCCTGCTTAAATTCTTGCCCTACATCGAAGTATACATGGTCACCAACTTTGATGTCTAGGCATTTTGGGCCAATCGAAATTGCAATGCCAGTGCCTAGCTTCTCAGTCTGAGGCAATACAAACAAGGGGTGCTTGTCCACATCGCGCTCAATGATGATGCAGTCTTGCAGTGCTTTCATTTCTTCTTTGCAGTTTTAGCAGACTCTTTAAAGTCTTTGGCTGTTGGTGCGCCTTTGGCGCCTGGCTGGCGCATTTTTTCTTTGCTGCCAGCGGCTATACGAGCCTGTTTTGCGTGAATATTTGCATAGAGTCCGGGTTTGGTAGCCATATCAACATTTCCATCGTTTAAGAGCTGCTTTAGCGCGTTCGCCGTCCTTGGCGTTGGCCGCTACAGCGCCCATCCTTGCACAAAATGAATCCTTGCGACCTTGGTCTGCCTTGGTTTTAGGGTTAGGCGCTGGCGCTTTAAGGTTTGAGCCAGTCTCGCGGTTGTACTTCTCACGCCCTTTGGCCGTCAAGCCAGCGCCCTTGCTGACCGGCAACTTTTCGCCGCGTCCGACTGACAGTGATACTGATTTCTTCGTCATGATCCCATCCAAGAAGTTGCAACCACGCCTCTGTCACTGTACGCTCGGCGCTGCGTGGATTCACGCGCCTCGCGGTGGGCTACGGCAAAGGCAAAAGTCACGCAGATCGCGTCAGCCGCGTCTGGAGAGGCTAACCCGCGCGATTTCATGTCCTTTTTTGACTCCAAAAATATCGTACCCTTAGAGTCGGGTTTCATCATAGGCGAAATTAAATCAGTTTTAAGAAACCTGTCAAGCGGGATCGAAGCAGTTTTCAACCAATCCTTCATTTTCCCCCACATTTCGGCCCTTTTGTTGCCATACATGATCGGATTTGTCGATTTATTGCCAAAGTTGACACCTTTAACTTTGTACCTTTGCTCTTTCAAACGGTCAACAATACCTGCACCCAAGCCGCCTTCGTCAATCACCACTAGCGTAGGCCGATACTGCTCGATAGCCTCGATCACATGGCCAACCACCGTCATGGTGTCGTCGCCTCTATGGCGCTGGATGCTAATAATGTCCCGACCTTGCCGCACAGCGATGACTGTTGCGTCTGCACCAAACCGCGCGGGGTCAACGCCGATCACTATGGGTGCTGACTGATCCTGATACTTAGGTCGCTTCATTGCGTCGTCTACCAAACTGACCGAAATGAATTGATCGTCGCCTTCAGACGGAAATTGACCGTACACCTCGACGTGCGCCTGTGATGAGTCAGGGCCGTATTCGTCAATGATCTGCTGATACGTCTGCTTGTCCGTGCCTTCAACCGTTCGGGCGTCCACCACCTTGGTTACCCAAAACTCCCGCTTGGAATTAAACGCTTCGTAAAAGTACCCCGTGTTGCGCCGTGGGTTAGAGAACGCCATCCAAAACCTGTTGGGCGTGTTCTCTGTAAAGAAGCCAGACGTCACCGCCCAAATTGAGTCGTCAATACCGCTGGCCTCGTCAAACACCACCAACACACCGTCAAAGTTGTGGACGCCCGCGTACGCATCTGGGTTCTCTGCTGACCACAAGCGCCCTTCGACGCCCCAATATCTGGTGCCTTTCTTGAGATCACGCTCGACTAATTCCGTGAGCCACTTGGCGGGCATCACGCGGGTGGCCGACACCTCAAACCAATGGCTGTTGATAGCAGTTGCTAACCATTTGGTAATCTCGGCCCAAGTGACACTTCGCAATTGAGACTCACTGTTGGCCGAGATGATGGTCGTCGAGCCAATCCGCGTGGTCAGCATCCAGATTGTGATCCATGACACTAAGGCTGACTTACCAATACCACGGCCAGATGACACGGCATGTCTGAGGGTATTAAAGTCTAGCTTGCCTTGATTCTGTTTGATGTGGTCTGTAATTTGTTGCAAGACTTCACGCTGCCATTTGCGTGGGCCTTTGAAATGTTCCAGCGGTGTGCCAGGCTGACCCCAAGGAAACGCAAACATTACAAACGCTAACGGGTTGTCCTTGATGGCTGGCGCCCATAAACGCGCCATTAGTTCTTGCTCGTCTTCAGCGCTGTATATGGTCGATTGCATGGTGTTTGGCTTCTACGTCTGTTACGTCTAATACGCGCTTCTGTGCCTCGGCCAGCGCGCCTGTGATGGATATGCGCTGATCTACCTCGACAGATATGGCTTGCTTGGCCACCCAGCCGTGCTGGTGCTTTAAGACTTCTAACGCCATCTTGGCGTCGCCATCTAGCGCCGCCTTGCGCATGATGTTGGCCATTTCTATCTCACCGTCGGCTTTGCCTTTTTGCGCAGCCATCTCAACGACGGGGTCAAGTTGCGTAAGTTGTCGGTATTCGGTGGGCAACATGCCAGCGGCAAGCGCTAAGGTGTCGCCTTTAAGGCCAAGTTTGGCGGCGTCGTACACCGCTTTCAAGCGCGACTCTGTCGCTTCGACCTTGCGCGGTGTAAATGGAATCGAATGGAACATGTGTTCTCCTGCGCGTTTGCGAGTGCTTTTATTCTACAAGAAAAAAAATTTTGTAGCTAAAAAAAATTGTTCACGATCCGTACGTTTCTGCTGGCCCTTTGCCGCCGGCCCTACCCCCTCCCCCTCGGCCTCCTGGTCATTTTGGCCGGTGGGTCATTGTGTGCCATGGTTTGTGCGGTCATGTTGCACTGCAACATTGTGCTGCATGGTTTTGCGCGCCGTTATGCTTTGTGAGTCATTGTGGGTCATTCCCTTTTTATGACTCACCATGACTCACGCGGAAAAGGCACGAACTTTGTGCACGCGGTTTGTGGGTCATGTGGGCAGTCGTGGGCGGTACTTTCAAGCGCGCCCAGAACGGCGTACTTTACACAAACTTACACACATATATTTTTTTTAGTTATTAGAAAAACATAACTCACATTGACACACAACAAGCAAAAAGCCTTATTGCACATGGCTTCCCGCGTGAGTCATTGAGGTACGTTTTCACTACCCACGCAAATACACATTAACACACACTTTATGCAAAATGCGCATACATGCTAAATAGTGCTTGACAGTGTAAAAGAATCTCTTACAATACATTCACCGCGCGACAAAACGCGGTAAAACCTAAACTACAGTAAAGGAACATTATGCGATTCGCTTTTATCCCTAAGGCTCAATACAAAATTGGCCAAGTTATCCAAGTTCAAGGGCGCGCCATGCGCGTGGAAAGTTTCACACATACTGGGCGCAATTTGATCGCGCGCGCATTAGATAATGGTCAACGCGTCGCGTGCATCTGTACCGATTCGCCCGCGATCGAGGGGGTGACTGTATGACTTATTTCAACGCGGGACACCCTAAAGGCACAATTTGCGTTTTGCGTCAATGCGCGGGCACATGGCACGCGTTAGCGTTACCCGTTACCGCATGGCGCGAATATAACGGCGCGTTTTCAATCTGGAGGCCGTAAGTTATGAAAACCGCATCATGGGTCATTATTGACAAACAAACCGGCGCGGCCTTGTTTGAGACGTTTCAAGCCTCAATCATTGCCAAGATCAACACCGCGCGCTATGAGGCGGTTCCCATTCTCAAATATTTGCAAGGGCTAAATAAATGAAACACGCTATTTATGACATTCTTACCGCCGTGCTTATCGGCCTTTTATTAACCGTGGGCGCGTTGGCCTACTTTGACATTTTGGTGAAATAACATGAACAAACGTACTCTCTCTCTTTTCCCGTCATGGGTTGACGTTAGCACCCAGCCGCAAGCCCTCCGCATGCTCGCCGCCTACGCCGCAAAAAATCCGGGGCTTGATTTCCGCGATTATTGCCGTGACTGGCAAGATAAGGATGGGCGCGCGGCTTATTTTAGCGAAGCGCGCAGCATCACAAACGATCTGCGCCGCGTACGTGAGGCCATTCTTGCCGCCTATTATGCGGGCGTTACGGATGACGATCTGGTTGAGTGCAGCCGGGGCGAACGGTTGACCCTTGAACGCACGGCGGGTGGCTTTGATCTTGATTACTGCGTGGGTCAGTATTGGCCCACTGAATACCGGGGCGCCGTTGCGCGCTTATTGAACCGGGCAACGCACAAAGCCGCCCGGCGCAACCTTATGAACGCGGAGGCCGTAGCATGATCACTTTTGAACATCACGGCATAACCGTAAAATGCAAGCCTGAAAACGCCGCCGCATATCGCGCAGCAATGGACAAGCCGCCAAAGGCCAAAGCGGTTAACGAAAAGCGCGACTATCCCAAGTGGTCGCCAGCCATGACGACCGCCGATTATTTGCAGGCATATATTAGGTTAAACGACCGCCGCCGCATGCTTGAGTGTGGCCACACATGTGCCAACTATGACCAGGCGCCGACCATGTACGACGGCAGCACGCCCGAGGTTTTGGAGGAATTAGACGCGGATTATGTGCCCACAATCAAGGCGCGCAAGATCACGCCTAAGCAGGCCATTGTGCAAGCCCTTGACGCGCTCAAGGCGGGCGACATTGACACGGCTCAATGTATCTTGACGGAAGCGCTTAAATGAACCAGACCATAGCGGAGGCGCTCGCGCCTTTTAGGCCGTTGACCTATACCGAGCATTATTACGTTGACTTAGGTTATCGCTACGAACTAGGCAAGGCCGAAGATTACGAATACAAACAAGCGCAGGCCGAAGGCGCGGAGGCGCGCCGATTGCTTAATAGGGGTGCGATGGAGGCCATGATGCGATGATTTTATTATTCTCGCTTATACTGGCGGCGTTAGTTGCCATCCTTCTTGATCTATAGAAGTTCAAAGCCCCTAGAAATAGGGGCTTTTTTTATTTGACCAAGCGAACCAAAGACGCGATTTTAGACTCAGGCATTGACTGCACCGCGTCTCTCAATTCTGACTTGCCACGGTTGACCATGTCAGGCGCGCAGTAAATGTGCTTCTTTGTGGTATTCGCCCGCGACTTGAGCAGACCCATGTCAATCCATCCGGCCTCACGGAACGCATGCAACAAGGCCGCAACGGGCAATTTCATACCCGTAGGGGCTTGCCCAGTCAGGCGGTCGCAAACCGACTGCCAAGGGCCACCGAGCACGCCGGAGGCAAACTCACCGATACGCGAGCGCATCATCTCGACAAGGAACGACTCAGCACCACTCATGCCCGTCTCAACCATGATGGCCTTGGCCTCAGTCATGGGAGGCGCAGCACCGGCGTTAAATGCGGAGACGTCACGGGACGCGAGCCACGCCGCCACCGCCGCAAACCCGCCGGACTTGTACCACTCCCACATGCGGGCGGCGGCCTCAGAATCCATGCAAACGGCGTTAGACCACAAAACGAACCACCGGCGGTCATTCGAGGGAATAGTGATCGCCATGCGCTCATTCGAGAACGCCACCACTTGCAGACGGTTTACCGCCTCATAAGGTGCTAGACCCTTGCGCTGAATAGACAAAAACTCAGGCGGGGCGGCGATCACGGGCTTCAGACTGTTCTCAAGCGCGCGCCGGTCTGACGCCTCGGGCTGGCGCAGCTCGTTGATGATGAGCACCTCACACTCAAGGTGATAGCCCCAAGGGGTTGACAAGTCTTTGTTGTCCAGCTTCTTGACGTTGGCAAGCGAGTTGCCACCGATTGCCCAAAAGAACGGCGCCCACATGGTGTCCTTGCCTGAGCCTGGGTGACCGCCATGTAGCACGGCGTGATTGACCTTGACGTTTGCGTTTTGCACTTTGAAGGCCATCACGTTCAAAACATGCTCACGCTCAATATCGTCAGGAATCATGCGCTCAACGTGGTCAAGCCACGGCGTAGGATCAACACTCTTAGCCACGGATGGGCGGGCGTCGCGCCAGCGATTGCCATAAACCAAACCCTCACGGGCGCAAAGAATCGTCTCGCCGGGGGCGTAAGTTACACCCACAAGGGTTTTTGCACCTTTGGCTTGTCTGTTTTCATCGAAACAAACAGACGCTTCAATCTTGCGTTTGACGTTGTTGATTGACCGGCAGTTAAGGTGACGAAACAAGGCGTTAAATGTCCCGCGCCCAATTTCACGGCGATCTTGCATATCAAAGTAAGCGTCATCGTCTTGGATGTACGCAAAACGATCCCACCAGCCATCTTTTTCAATGCGCCCTAGTTCCTTACGCTCGACCTCGGCAATGATGGCCGCAGCCGCGTCAGGGTAAGCCTCATTAGGCGTCAGTTTGGATAAGGCCACATCCATAGCCGAGGCCAAAAGTTCCTCACGTAGGCCGGGCGCATGCTTGGGGCCGCCGTTGTCTGACACCCATTGCAAAAACAGCGACGAGCCAAACTCAACACAGTGGCTGTGCAGGCAGCAGTAGGCGCGGTTGGCGGGCATGTAGCGGCCTTCAGGGTTGCCGTCCGTATGCTCGGCTGAGTTGGGGCAGATCACGCCAGCCCAGCCCTCTTGATTGGGTTTAGACAATAGCAGACCTTGGCCGCTGAGCCACGCCATCACATCATCTGCGCCATCGTCTGACAAACGGATAGGGCGCACGCCCACTGAGTCAGCAGGCGCAGGCACCACGTCAAGGGCAGTGCAAATTTGGTCGAGCGTAAAGTCACGCGATGGGTGAAACTCCACCAGCTTGGCGGCAAAACTCTCACGACCTGGCTTCAAGTTGATCGAGCCAGGCAGGCGGAAGTTACGCACGGCATTGATTGCGCCAGCGTCAGTAAAACCGGCATCGGCAATTGCTTTGATGGCCGCTGAAAAATCGGCTTTTGTGGGCTGTTCCGAAAAGGCGTAGCCCCATTGAAATGAACCCTCTGAGGTTTCAATCTTCCACGTCGGCTCAAGTGGCGGGATGGCGGCCTTGGTGCCCACGTCATCTAGCACCATCACAAGCACATACTCACAGTTGGCGGCGCTGGCGCTGACGTGGCCATCTTTAAAGCGGTCGATGATAAAGCTGGCCGTGTTGCCGTAGATTGCCCAATCGGACTTGATGCGTGCGGTAGGCAACATAGCCGGCCAAGTACATTTGATCGCGCCGTCTGCATGGAATTGCAGTTCTTTGCCGATGGGCTTTTGACGCACGATCAGCGCAGTCTCACCCTCGGGCGCCAAGGAAATTAAAAATTCAAGAAAGTTCATTTGCCATACCTTTTCATAGTTTCAACTTCAGCGTTCAAGGGTAAGCCATCTGCCCATGCTGGAGGGTTACACATCACACGTTTTAGATTTTGTTCTGCATCAGGGTCAGAGGTTTCAAGCACAATTTCATCATGCACATGCAGCACAACGTCGTCGAGTTGGCGCAGGGCGTGGCGAAGCAAATCGTTGGCCACTGCCTGCGTTACATTTTCACATGCCAAGCCTTTCCAAAGCCTTGCTCTAGGCCATTCTTTTGCGTCTTGCGCTGGCTTCCATGCCGCTTTGGCATAACTGACGCCCTCTGATTCCAGTTTGGCATAGGGGTAGCACAAAATGCGCCCTGACGGTAGGGCATACCACAGGTGCAGGCCATCGTATAAATATGTTATACGGCCAGCCTTAAACTCACGCCCCTTGTTGCGCATGGCGCGGGTATAGGATTCCTCTAAAGCCGACCAGTAAGGTACGCTCCAAGGATTAGCACGGCGCCAGCCATCAACCATTCGCTTGGCCACAGGCTCTGGAAGACTAATGCCGTAAGCGCGGCCCATGGCAGCAAATGCACCAACGCCTCCAGCAAACCCACACGCAAGTTCCTGTACCTTTCCGATTTGGCGCTGATCCTTGCTGACGTCATCGACGCGAATGTTGAATGTTGCGGCGGCGTTAACTTTGTAAACGTCTTCGCCTGATTTAAAGAGATCCAATTTGTTTTGACCTCGGCCCGAGAGCCAAGGGTTAACTCGGGCTTCGATAGCTGCCCAGTCTGCGACGACAAGGTGCTTGCCCTCGGCGGGGACGATTGCAGGTCTGAGCATTCCTTTAAGAACATCGGTAACGCGCTTTCCATACCTTGGCACGATTGCATGGCCTCGCACCATTGCGTGACGGACATCGTCGGGTTCTTCGGCGCATCTGCGGGTAAAGTTGTGAACCTGGGCGCCATAGCTAGATGCACGGCCTGTAGCTGAGCCTCCAGCAAACACAAACGCGCCTCGAACTCTCTGATCCTCCACGTCTGCAAGTTGCGCGAGGCGGCTAAATTTTGCAACCGACGACGCCCATAGGTCGTCGGCGCATTGGATGACTTCTTGGACGTCGGCTGGAACTTCATCGGGGTTCTCCATTAGTAAAAGATTAGCTCTAACAGTTTTGTCGATGGAATATTTGCCGTCTTTTTCCATCAGCTTCTTGGCCTCATCGCCCACACGCTCAAGCACCCACTCACGCATGCGGGGCGACCTGACGCTGGCAATAGCGCCGCCGGTGACTTCTTGCACGATCTGCTCAATCTCAACAAGCTCGTCTGAGGCGTACTTGACTGCGGCGTGGCATAACGGCACGTCAATCAGCACGCCTCGGTCGTTGATCTGCTCGTTGACGTGATAGTCCAGCAGTTCCTCATCGCTAAGGTCACGCATGCCCTTGCTGATTGCACGCATGGCGCGCACGTCCTGTTCACAATACTTAATCATCTCGGCCATGAGTTCTGGCGAGTCTTTGAATGGTGGCACGCACATCAAGCGGATTAGTTGCGCGCCTCTGTGATCTTTCTTCATAGACGCGCCAGCAAAGCGGCCAACGTCCTCCAGACTGCCAGGCGCACAATTAGCGCGGGCTTGTGTTGCAGTGCAATAAAATTGATCCAATTTAAAGTCGATCTGCAACACGTACCAAAAAATCAAGCGCTCAAACGCTGCGTTGTGCGCCCTGATCTGGCCGGTGTAGTTGCGCACGCGCTCGGGGAATGGCTCGGCAGGCGTCCACGTCACCACGTCCTCATCGTCAAACGCATAGGACATACACAACACATCGGTGCTTGCATCTTGCGCGTAGTTGTACACGCCCTTGGCGCGTAGGTCACACGTACTACGTGTCTCGAAATCTAACCAAAGCATTGGCGTCTCCTTTCCAAAGCCCCCTGTCACGGGGCTTCAGAAAGTTAAGCGCTACGGCGGCGGCGGGCAGGCGCTTTAGCAGCTTCCTGTTCGGCAGTTGGCCATGCTGGCTCATCGGCCTTGGGCTTTTCACCGTCCATGCTTACCCACTCAACAACTTCAAACACTGGCGTGTAAATCTTGCCATAGGACTTGTGAGCGTAGTGGTCTTTCTTCAGACGCACGATTGGCACTGGCTTGGTTTGGTCTTTCTCGACCTGCTCGGCCAGAGCCACGGCCAAGGTTTGAACCGCACGTTTGCCGCCCACTGACGTGGTGGTGAACCGCGCTTCCATGCCCTTGTCTTCGCCTGTCAGGCACTTGATGGACATGCCGACTTGAGTCTCCCAGCCCTTCTTGGCTTGGGGCGGCGCCTCATCCAACTCAGGCAGTGGGTTGCTCACGCTTGTCATCTTCTCGCCCAGCACTTCGCCATCGCCCCAAGCGATGAAACCATGCACAAATGAGAAAGGGTTGACTGCCCAGATAGCGTCGTCTTCGACTTCGGTTTGATCTGCGCCAAAGACCCAGTGACCGGTCTTGTCCATCTTGATGATGACAACACCAGACGGGCCAACTTCGGCTTGGATCGAACGCAAAGCGCTGGACAAAGTAGAAACAGCGGGTAGATTAGCTTGAGAGAAGGTTACTAAATTTGACATGATTTTTCCTTACTGTAGTTTAGAAAGGGCAGAGCTTAATTGCTTGCCCAAGAGCATCACTTCGGGTCGTGGGTCATCCACGGTTGCCAAAGTGTTACCTGACGAGATGGCGACGACTAAGTCTTCCGGTAGGCCGAGCTTGCGTTTTTTAAGCGCCTTCTCGGCCTTGGCGGGGGAGACGACAGTTGTCTCCATCACTTCAGATTCTGTGAGGCCATACGCAAACAAAGCGATCTTTGCTTTTTCGTCGTCTGACCATGACCGGATAGCACGCTTGGCCACCAGTTTGTATTCGGGCAACTTGGCGCCAGACTCAAGCATCTGCAATGCAAGGGCGCGCAAGTCTTTGATCCAGTCTTCCAGCATGTCAGCGGTCTTAAGATAGTCGCTGATCTGCGGCGCTGGCAATGCTTCAATCTGCACCTTCAATGCGCGGTCGGCAGCGCCGGTCATCTTGGGGCAAATGGGCTTGGCTGCGCACCACTTGCAGTGATCGCCCACAGCCAACTTGGCGTTTGGCTTCTCTGCTTGCTTAACGGCCTGCACCAGTTCCAGTTCAAACTTGGCAATGCGCTCAGGCGTTGTTACCCAGCGGCGCACTTCAGGCGGCTGAACAATGACGCACTCAATCTCAGTGACGCCCTCAAATGCCCACTGCGCATCTGGCGTGCGCATGGCCGCCGCCGCGTAGAACATCAGTTGCGGGTTTTCCTCAACCTCGACCATAACGCCGTCACCGAACTTCCAATCGAGTACAACGGCACGAGAGCCAATACGACCGATAAGGTCAGTAGACCCAAAAACACCGTCAAGCAAGTCACCAAAATTGACGCTTGTCTCGGCCTCGATTTCCATGATTCGTTCAGGATCGATTGCATCTAATGCCTCCAATGCCGGTTTGATTTTTGTGTCAATCAATTCTTGCGTCAGAACTTGGTCTTCGTAACGCGCGCCAAGGTAATGCTCAGGGGCTTCATCGCCCATGATGAGTTCGGCCATGACGTTGTGTAGTAGTGTGCCTTCGTCAGCGTATTTGTTAGAAGGTCTTGGCGGCATTTTCTGCACCAGCGCCACACTACCGGGGCAGTTGATGACGCGCTTGGCTGTAGAGCCGCCGACGATATTTGAGTGAAGCATACTTTCCTTTATTGAATTGAACTTGAATGTTAGCACAGAAAATATTGTTGTGCAAATCTTTTTTACATGTATACTTTGCAACATGAGAGAAAAAGAAATTGAAGTTTATTTTGATTGGGCGGTGCAGCGCATTGGTGGCCGGACTTGGAAGTTTACATCTCCCGGACGCAAAGGTGTAGCTGATCGCATTGCGTGTTTACCCGATGGCCAGACTTGGTTTGTGGAATTGAAAACCAAAGGCGGCAGATTGTCAGAACTGCAAAAACTATTTCAGACAGAGATGGCGTTGTTGAATCAAAACTACGCGTGTTTATGGACTAAGGAACAAGTTGATGGTTTCATTACGACCGTATCAAGAGACAGCCGCTGACTTTCTCTTTGAGCATGACCGCGCCATGATCTTGGCGCCAGTTGGTGCGGGTAAGACCGCCATCACACTGACGGCCATGTGGGAGATGATCCGCGACGGGCACGTCAAGCGCTGGCTGGTGCTGGCGCCTAAGCGCGTCTGTACCGACGTGTGGCCAGTTGAGCGCCCCAAGTGGGCAGACCGAATTAGCATGGCTTTGTGCGTTGGCACACCAAAACAGCGATTAGACGCTCTCAAGAGCAACGCCCAAGTGGTTGTGACCAACTACGACAACTTGCAGTGGTTGGCCGAACAAAAATTAAATTTTGATGGCGTGGTGTTTGACGAACTGACCAGATTAAAGAATCCATCAGGCACACGCTTCAAAGCGTTTCTAAAAGTGGTTGACCCCATGACAACGCGCTGGGGCTTGACTGGCTCGTTTACCAGCAACGGCCTTGAGGACGTGTTTGGCCAGTGCAAGATAGTTGATCAGTCATTGCTGGGGCGCAGCAAAGGCGCGTTCATGCAGCAATACTTTGTGCTAATCAACAAGGACTTTGGCGAATGGTCGCCGCGTGTCGGCTCGCTAGCTAAGGTCATGGACGTGATACGGCCTGCCACATTTGTCTTAGAGGCAGGTGAGTATAAGGACAAGCTGCCGCCTTTGCATACTGTCGAGTTAGCTTGCACCATGGACATGGCGCCGTACAACACCATGAAAAAAGACTTTGTGTTGGAAGGCATCACAGCCGTTAACGCGGCGGTTGTCACGGGCAAGCTACAGCAACTGGCGTCAGGTTTTGTTTACGACACCAAGACCACGCCGTCAGAGTCGCCGGGCCGGTTTAAAGTTGAGCAGAAGCCCATTTGGTACAGCATGCACAAGTTTGAACGCCTTGAAGAATTACTTGACGAGAACCAGCATGCCAACACCATCATTGTGTACAACTACCAAGAAGAACTTGCCGAACTCAAGCGACGCTTTAACGTCACCACCCTTGACGACACCGACGCCATCAAGCGATGGAATGAAGGCGGAATACGACTGCTCGCTGTACATCCAAAGTCAGCAGGCCATGGGCTTAACTTACAGCACGGCGGCTGTCACATGGTGTTTCTGTCGTTGCCGTGGAGTTTGGAACTGTACGAGCAGACCATTGGTCGTTTGCACCGCAGCGGGCAACAACATTCTGTGTGGTGTTACATCTTACTGACCAGCAAAACGGTGGATGAAAAAATTTGGGCGGCCTTGCATGACAAGCGCGCCATATCTGATATTGCAATGGAGGAACTGAAATGAGTTATATCGTGGCGTCTTTGCCGCCTATGAAATGCTTTGTGAAGCGTGAGTTTCTGTACAACGACCACAAGGGGCACAACGAACTTGAGCCTGCGATCTGGGTCAGTCTTAAAGCTTTGCGTGGCCAAGTATTTCGCATTGAATCACTGTTACCCAATTACGGCGCGCTGTACGACAAGCTACCCATCCATGCCTATGTCTGGCATGCGGACGCTGGCAATCTGCCAATTGACACGCTTCAGTTGTGGGATTGCATGGGCTACAGATTTACCATTGTTGAAAAGATTGGCCTGCGCAACCTAGGCGTAAAGTTTTTGGGCAAGGACAAAGAGTGGCACTTTGGGCGCTACTTGTTTACGGTGGATTTTTGCGCTGACGGCATGGACTTAGACACAGGGTTTACCGAGCAGGCCGAGGAACACAAGTCTTTTAATTGGATTGCCCTTGACAACGGCCAGTTTGCTTGTCAGCCAAACAACCGCTGCCTGTGGTATGACCAGAGCCTA